CCTAATTGATAGCCTGTTCCTTCTAAAATTGCATTCAATACTTGTTCAGCAGTTCCCCTAGGACGCTTATTCTCGATAATGAATGAATGTAAGTCGCTTTCTGCTCTGTCTATACCTTGTATATACAATCCAATATCATAGGACTTTTCAGAAATTCTAAATAAGCAAAAAGCCCCGTCTCTCGATTGAAAACCGAAAAACTGGGCTTCTTTGATAATGTTAGGCTTGTAATCAACAGGGATTTCAAAACTTGCTCTATCAAACTGATTTAACTCAATCGTATGAGTGAACTCTGCTAGGCTCGCTTCATCAATTACATCAATCAATTCTTCCATTTGATTAAATAAGTAAATCATGCGAACACCTCTTTGTACTGGATGTCATTCAATGTAGCACCCTCAACTTGAAATGTGTTTACGCCTTTTTGAAGTTTAAAATATCGACTGTTAACCACATCAAAATTCATCAACTCGTTTCTTCCGTTTAACGTGATTTCTCTAGTCTCACAATTAACAATCAAACTTGAATCTTGAACGTAAGTAGCTTTTAATCTGATATATTTTTGAGTTTCAAGGTGTAATATGCGAATTTCAGAACTTGCTTGCGTTGTAAGGTACAAAATAGGCTCTGTTGGAAAATCTCCGTTATAAGTAACTTTGTTGCTTCCTGTGCTTTTAGGCTCTGTATATTTAAACGGGTCATAACAAATGAAATGTAGTTTGATAACTGTATCATTTGCATCTTCCAATTCTGGTTTCTTAACTTTTGAAAAGATAGCTTTGTAATATCTCTCTCCATCATCACCAAACTCTAATTTTTTAGCTTTACGGGAAAACAATAAGCGGTTTAAACGCTCATACTGTCTCCGCATGCCTAAATCAGTATAGCCTGTTAGTCTAACCTGTATTTCTATCTCGCGCTCTTTATAAGTCGCACCATAGAGATATTGACCGTCTCGACCTTTGATAGTCGATGTTTCATGACGAAAATCGAGGACATCACGTCCTGTTGTGTTCGCCACAAAGAATGTTCCGTCCTCGTTATTCATTTCTTGATTGAGGCTTACACCACCAAATTGAACTTCTAAACCTGAGTTAAATGTTGGTGTGCCTTTTGTTGTGTCATTAAAAGTATACATTTAAACCACCATTAAAGGCTTGAAGCCTTCAATCTTATCCTTTCTTCTTTACTTTGAATGTTTGAAATATCTGAAACAAAGGCTCTAAAATCATTAGAACCAAGCGCAAGGTTGATAACAGCAGGCTCTTTTGTTTGGTTAACTTCATAAGTAGCTGATAATGTACCAGATACGTTATTAGAAAAGTCGCCTTGTAAAGCATTTGACATAGCTGAAACCCTTGAGCCTGCATCGTCAAACATTGAACGAATACCGCCTGCCATTCCAGACACGTTGCTTTTGACAATTTCAAAACCGCTCATTAAAGCTCTATTGAAACCGCCCATGATAGCTTGACCTGCTGGAATCAGCAATCGACGGTCATAAGAGATAGGACCTTTATGTGTTGCAATCCAGTTAGCAACGCCACCGATAAAATCAGTAACCGCACTCCAAGCAGCTTTCAAACCACCGAGGAAACCGTCCATAATCGCACGACCTGCACCGCTTAAATCAATGTTCCATAATTTTCCAAAGAAACCACTGATTGCCCCAATAGCACTTGAAACTCCACCCTTAAGTGCGTCCATCGCACCCAAGAAACCTTCCTTCAAGGCATTCGCAACATTGACGACTGTTTCTTTAATTGCATTGATTGTTGTTGTAAAAATGCTCTTAATAGCTTCCCAAATCGCTGAAACGGTATTTTTGATTGCGCCTAAGACAGCACTAATGATGTCCTTAATTGCATTGATAACTGTTGAAATGATTGTCTTAATACCTTCCCAAACAGTATTTGCAATTCCTTTGATTGCCTCCCAAGCACCGCTCCAATCTCCTTTGATTACAGCGGTAACCGTGTTGATAATTCCAGCAATCACATTCAAGACTGTTGAAATAACCGTTGAAATGACCGTCCATACAGTTTGAACAATCGTTGTAAATACCGTCCAAACCGCATTCCATACTTCTTGGACAACTTGCATTCCTGTTGTAATGATAGTTTGAATTGTTTGAATAGCCGTTGAAATGTATGTCTGAATAGCAGTCCATACCGCCTCCACGATTGGTTGTAGTAAGTTCCATGCAGTAGTAGCAACTGAAACAATACCATTCCAAACGCCAGTCATGAACTCAACAAAACCATTCCACAATCCTTTGATTGTTTCCACGATAGGAGTAAGGAAATCAACAAAACCATTCCACGCAATAGTAGACGCCTCTGTAATTCCTTTCCATAGGTTGCTAAAGAACTCTGCTATCCCGTTCCATACGTTCTTAACCGTTTCAACAACAGCAGTTACAACCTCGACAATACTATTCCAAACCGTTTTTGCGATTGAAACAATACCGTCCCATAATGTCGTAAAGAACTCCGTCAAGGCGTTCCAAACATTCATTAAAGCCTCCACGATTGGTTGAGCGCCCTCTAGGAAACTATTCCAAACATTCGAGGCAATTTGTTTAATGCCTTCCCACAATCCAGAGAAGAACTCTTTAATGCTATCCCACGCTTTTTTAATAGCGTCAATGACTGGCTTAGCTTTTTCAAGGAAACCGTTCCAAGCATTTGAAGCAGTTTCTTTTACTCCGTTCCATAGATTAGAGAACCACTCTACCATACCGTCCCAAGCGCCTTGAATACCTTTCCAAGCGTCTGAGGCAACATTGACAATGCCGTTCCATAAACCTATAAAGAAATTTCTGAAACCTTCGCATTTATTCCATAGGACAACAAAAGCTACACCGATTGCAACGACTGCAGCAATTACTAAACCGACTGGTCCGAGGAAAGCAACGATTGCAGAAACCGCAGAACCAATCCAACCGCCTACCTTACTAAAGATATTCAATCCAATCATTGCACCCTTAGCAAGTTTTGAACTTCCAGACAAGAATGTTAATGCAGAACTAGCAGCTTGAGAACCTTTTGCGATTCCACTTAAAGCTTTTCCTACTTTTACGGCACTTTGCAATCCTCCGAAAACAGCCTTAGCCCCACCTACTACCTTACTTAGTCCTGTTAAGGCACTTACAACAGGCTTTATTGCCCTTTGAGCAACCTTAAACCCAATAAAAGCTTTGGCGATTGCTTGAATTTGTTCAGGACTTAGGCTTTGAACGATTTTCGCAAATGCTTGAATGCCCTTTGAGGCTATACTTAGAGCTTTTCCAATCTTCTCGCCAAATGAGGTTGTATCTCCTCCAGAAAGTGATGAAAATACTTTCTTAACAGCCTCCCAAACTTCGCTCATCGCCTGTTTAAAGTCAGATATTGCGCTCGTGTTTGTAAAGCCTTGCCAAAATTCTTTGATTTTAGCAACAGCCGATCCAACGAATGATGTTATTTTCCCAACAACCGCCTCGAAATCAATCTTGCTTACAAAGTTTTCAATTCCTGTTGCCAATTTATTGAAATCAACCTTGTCAAGTTGGTTCATGATTGCCTCAAGTGCCTTGATACCTGCCTTCGACAATGTATCAAACGCTGGTTTGAGTTTGTTTGCGAGCGTCTCTTTCAACCCGTCCATAGCTTGGTCGATAGTTTTGTAGCTAGTAGCCATGTCCTGCATGGTCATACCTGCACGTTTAAACGCCTCAGCGAAATCATCCGTTTTAACTTCGCCTGCTTGAATTTTGAGAATCAAATCATTTAGTGACAATCCCATTTCTTTAGCAACGGCACTCATACCTGCTGGCGCTTGTTCCATCATGATACGAAAATCTTGCCAAGTAAGTTTAGGCTTAGCTAAAGCCTGCACCATTTGTTGAGAAAGAGACGTCATTGCTTGCTTAGGGTTCTCAGCAGACGCAGCAAGACCACCCATAGCTTTTACAAGTTCGCCACTATCGTTTCGACCGATTGCGGCCATTTGAGAGAACGTACTAGCCATATCTGAGGCTGAGTAGATAGTTTTCGTCGCATAGTCCTGCATAGCCTCTTTAGCTTGGTTGATTTGGTCTTTTCCCCAGCCTAACTTGCTGAGGTTCCCATCAAACGTATCCCAAGCTTTTTTTGAACTGTTCAATTCTCCGACCATTTCGCCCATAGTACTTTTGATACTTCCAAAAGCGGACGTAATCGCTGAACCAACAAGATTGGCACCAAGCATTGATTTGAACATTGACGAACTCTTATTTGAAATCGTATCAAACGCATTCGATGATTTTTGAAGTCCGTTGATTGCTTTTTGTAACCCGTTCAAAGTAGAACCCATTCCCTTATCGACAGCGGTCAACACCGCCTCAACTGAATAAGTTTCTGCCATTATATACCTCCTTTCTCATTACATGTTCGCTCTCAGTAAGAGTTCTTTCTCTTTGTCTGAGAGTTGATACTTTTGTTTCGTATCTTTTTTCTTGTAAAAATCACTGTACTTTTTGTATAAAGGAGTTTTACCGTCCGACTTAGTAGCCTCTACCTGTCTAGTTAACCAAGCAGAACGATGTAAGAGTTCATCTTCATCTTGCTTTCTCAACAACACTCCAGTCATCAACAAGTCATACTCGTACATTGTCATACGACCGATCTCGTTCATGTCAGTAATGTTTAAAAATCGGACACAATTTATAATGATTTCCTCAAACGTTTCAATAGAAGATTTCTCAACTATTTCTTCTTGAGACCTTGATTCATCTCCTGTAACAAAGACTTTCCTGCGTTCGATTCGCTTAATTCTTGAAGTACATCATCGAATAATCGTTCTAAGTCTTCACACTCTTCAACGTAAGTTTCAACCTCAGATAATGAAGGGCGTGGGCTTTCTGTAACTGTTCCGTAGTAGATAACATCAGCTAATGATGCGATGTTCTTAGCGTACAATTCAGGAATTTTAGCAGATAACGCCATTCCGAATTTTAAACCTTGTTGTTCGATTGGGTAAGCTTTATCAAGCGCACGAACGAATTTCACTCCGAATTTAATGTTGTAAGTTTTATCATTGATTTTTAATTGCATTGTTGTTTTCTCCTTTTTCTAAAAAATACAATAAAAAAGAGAGGCGTTAACCTCTCTTAATTTCTAACCACCGATTCCAGGTGAAGCAGCTACAGGACTTGCTGGACTAGCTGTTCCTTTTGTTGTATCCGCGAATTCATATTGAACTACTTCTGCTTGACTAGTGTTAAGAGTTGCGTAACCCTTCACACCAGTTCCGTTTACTGCAAATTCAAGTTCTAACTCAATTAAGTCTTCTGCGTTCTTAGTTTTCTTGAATGAAGTCAAGTAACCTTGATAATACACAGCCTCGAATTTATCGCCTTTTTTCTTAGCGTTCTTTTCAATTTCCCAAACTTCTACAAGTTCGCCCTTATCCATAGCTGTTTCTAGCTTAGCGACAAGTTCATCGTCTTCCGCCATGATTGTTGTAGCAGTGATTGAAACCTCAATACCACCGACAGATTGTAAAACTCCGTCTTTAGTTTTTACCGAGTTTGTGTCACGGCTTTTCTCTGTTGAGTGTTCAGTTTGGAATGCTAGTTTAGCACCGTCTGCTTTGCTCGCTTCACTTAGTAAGCGAAATAATAAAATACTATCAATACCTTTTTTTGCAACTGGCATTTATTTAACCTCTTTTCTATAAAATTGTAAATACTAGACGAACACGACCACGCTTGAGCGGTTCGACTGTCGTGTTGTCATCAAAAATCGAAATTGTAGATTGTGAGATATTTAAGGCTACATAATAGCCGTCAGCCTCAACAATCCGCATTGCTTCTGCTAGGATACTCGAACACATATCCGATACTTGTTTGCGTTTTTTACGGGTACTCCAAACCGATAAGACCAGTTCAACTGTGCCTTTTACGTCCGTTTTATTTGGCACGAGTATAGAAGTTGTATCCTCTAACTCCACGAACGGATAAGGCGCATTGTCGTCTGGTTTATAGTCATACGTTTTATACCCTAGTAACTGGCAACGTTTAAATACGCTGTCAAAAACTGCTTGCTCTCTTGATTTCATTTAACCAACCTCTCCAAATCTTTTTTAAATTCCTCTTTTTGATTATCAAAAGCTGGCTTGATAAACGGCTGTGCGCTCATTTTGCGAGTTCCTAATTCAACGTATGCAGCATAGCTTGTGCCTGGTGCCACTTTATATTTGAACCTGCCGACTTTACTACTGTTGACAGAAATAGAACGCTTAGTCGCCCCTGTAGGCTTGACGAAATGTTTATTTTTGCCTCTACCTTCATAATGACCTCTAAACTTAGAAGCGTTGTTTACTGCTTTTTTCTGCATATCAACACCGTTTTTTTCAACGATACGCTCAATCTCTTCCATTTTAGAGACCTTTTGAAGTTTCTTTTGTAGTTTTTCAAGTCCTTTTAATTCAAAACGTACATCAGTCAATAGAATTATCCTTCTCTAAATAGAATACTCTTCCAGACTGTTTATCTGCTCTACATTTATAACGCTCTTTTCGATAGTTTAGATAAGTGAATGAGATTTTAGGCGTGTTTTGGAAATAAACCACTTTTGAACCACGTTTATACTCTCCAAATACAGCGAGTTGCTTATCAATCCCAAGGTCCATTACATGAACTGGAACGATAATTTTTTCTTCTTCATTAGAAGTATATTCGCCCGTTTCTGGATTGTACTCTTCTTGTTGCTTAGCGATAATTTCCACTCTTTCGTTGTATCTCATAGCATTTTAAACCCCGCATTAAATGTTTTTGAAAAAACTCGCTTAATCACACTATCGTA